GGGATTTGTTTGTGTAATTGTCTGACCTTCTAGTTTGGTCATGTCACCATTTGAAGGAGACACCAAAGTTGCCTTCAATACTTTTTGTGTATCAAAATTACCATCACTTACTCTTAATAAGTCAACGGTAGGATAATACAATTCTGGTGTCTCATTAAATAAAGCACGGAAAAATATTTCGTGACCTTTCTTCGTGCCTTTCCTTTTGTAGAGGGACAAAATGTTTTTAGTTAGTTGTCTTTTATTAAGACCGCTTGTTAAATCATTTGGTATGGTTTGTAAAAAACTATTTCTGAATTGAATGAAAAAATCATCAAGTGTATCATTCACATCAGCGTACTCAAGGATCTGTGATAAAGTTTCATTAGGGTTTGCCCTATACTTTGATATCACACCTTGAGCACCTGAAGTGCCGCCTGTAATAGTCTCTCCTGTTACAAACTTTGAATTTGCTGATATGTATATTTGTAAACTATCTGTATCTTCAGCAAGTATGGTTGCAGTCTCGCCAGATGTTTGACCTGTGATAGTTTCACCCTTAGTGAACTCACCAACACTACCTTCTTCATTTAATATGTAATCATTTTCATTACTACCTTTTTCATCAGTACCATCTAAAGCTAAGAAAGATTCTGTTGTAGTTTCTAAAAGTATTTGATCACTTGCTGTTACGCTTGTTAAAGTTATTTGTGCTGAATCTAAAAAATTATAATATTGTTTTACAAACTCAACAAGTAAAGGATTGTTAGCTTGTATGTGTTGTGGAAATTGCCTACTTACTAGAGGGTTTATTTTTTTTGTAAACTTTGCCATAGATTACGAAGCATAACTTGTTGAAGCTGTGTAACCTATACCTGATGTTGTGTCGTATGTGTCAGCAGATACAGTCACGGTTGTGTTTGTTTCATCTATCTCTATTACTTGATTTCTTACAGGTATGACATCAACAGAATTTGGTATTACTGTCAATCTAACAGCAGTTGATGTAGCACCATCTACATTTGAAACACTTGTGATGAATAAAGAATTTAGTGTGATAGAACCATTTGTATAATCAATTGTTCCTTGAGTATTATTTGTGTATGTTCTTGTTTGACCTACAAGATAATATAGTCTTACATTACCTGCACCATCTTCATCTAAAAAGTATTCATTAGTTGTATCGCCATTTATTTTAAATCCTGAAGATGTTAGAACACCACCACCACTAGCATTGTGACCAGAGTGTGGATTATAAAATGCATTATTATAACTTATGGTATATGTTGTTGCACCTGATGTCGTTGCAGTAAATGACTTATGCATTTTAACAGTTGTAATATTTGATAGTATTGATGTATCTACTTTGTTTATTGTTTCAATAAATTTTGAGTGTCTAAATAAACCATCAAACTGTCCTAGATTATCTGTGTTGAATGTTGTGATAGCTGAACTTACTAAAGCTTTAATACTATCACTTGATCGTGTAGTAGATTTAGCGTCATACTTTACATCTACACTTAATTGTAGAGATGTTGTTTCTGGATCTTGTATAACAGGTGTGACACTTGCCACATTGAAATCTTTTAATTGTGTAATAATATCAGTCTTCTTTGCTTCTGTTAATGTCGCACCAGACACAGGTTTAATTGAAATATAAACACGACCATAAACAGGTGTGCTATTATCTTCACCACCCCATACTTGAACTGATTGTGCGTTAGTATAAATCTGTTTTACTTTACTTGCATAATCATTTGTGGTGACTGTTCTATTTTGTGAGGCATATTGTTTAGGTGCATTGAAACGAATACTATCAGGTGTTTCTGGTTGAGCACCATTTGCTGAATTAGTCGCAGTAGTGATTGTCACATTTGAAAATCCACCAAGTGTTCCTGATAAACTAAATGAACTTGCACCATTGCTTTCTTCAGCATTTGTGACAATATAAGATAGCGTTACAATGTTACCAGTTGATAAAGCTGCACCAAGTATACCATCACCAAACTTAACTTCATACTGATTATCTTCAGCACCTTCAAGATAATAAATTTTTGATGTTGATGTAATATCTGCTAAATCAGTTGCAAGTGTATATGTGCTTGTTGTACTATCACTTGAACTATTTTGAACTGTAACTTTTAAACTTGTAGTATCTGCTAAATCATTTTGTATTAAAAATCTTTGATCAGCATTTGTGGTATCTACTGTGTATTTGTTATCAATTAATGTTCCTTCATACACAGGTAAACTTGAAAAAGTATAAACACCATCAGTTGGTGTAATTGTTGTTGCGTCTCTAACAACATAGTTGTATGATGTGCCATCAACAGTTGTGGTAAAAGTTGTGCCTCTGGCTGCTGTTAATGTAGAACCAGTTGCGTTGTTAACCGTTACATTTAAAAATGCTACAGGTGCCGTTGCACTTCTAGGTGTATAACCAACATGTTTAGCATGAGAGACAATACTGTTTCTTAAATCAGCACTATCTAAGAACATTTCATTGGCAAGAACATTAGCATACACAGCATTGTAGTGTGTATTGTAAGCAAGAACATCTAACAAGGTAGACATAGTTGAACCTTCAAAGTCATAATCAGTTAATTGATCTTGTTGTTTTAAAAATGTTTTAAGATTATTTTTGATACCATCAAAATCTAAATCTGTGACATTTATTCTTCTTGCCATTTTATCTACTTCTTTCTAATAGTGTCGTAAGTGTAACCAACTCACCTGGTACATTTACTACACGAAAATTTATCGTAACCTCATATGCATTACTATCTAATTCTGGTCTAGCGTCAACAGATATTAATTGTGCTCTAGGTTCAAAATTAGTTATGACTTCACCTATAACTCTTTTTAAAGATTGTGCTGTAATTGGATCTAAAGGTTCAAATAAAAGTTGTGATACGCCTGATCCTATTTCAGGACGAAAAGGTCTCTCATAGTGATTTGTTAATATGAGATTTTTTACTGACTGTTTTACTGCGTCAATGTCTTTCTTGACAATAACATCATTAGTCGCTGCATTCTTTTCAAATGATAGAGCAATGTCTCTATAAAGTTTAGTTGATCTAGCACTTGCGTTTGTTCTAGAAGCGTCTGTGTATCCCGATTGAAGTATTGCCATGATAACTATTTATCATGCTAACCTGCAAAAACATTAGAAGAACCTGAGGCAGATGAATTAGGTACGAAAGACCCATGACCACCTGTTGCGTCACCTTCTCTATGTACTCCTTTACCATTTACAAATACAGTGGTTGATCCACCAGTTGCAGGATCGCCACAAGTTGTAGAATCCCCAATACGAATAGTATTTGCACCATTTGTCTTCACATTACTAGAACCACCAGTATATGCAGTTTGATGAAAAGGATTAGGGGTAGGACTTAGATGACCTACATGTTTATCTAATCCTGATCTTGATACAGCAGAACCCATTATCTTCTTTTACCTTGTCCGACATTTCTTTTGAACTGTCGTCTGGCATTTTTATTCTTAGGTCTTGATCTAGGACTTTGCCCGATAGATGTGCGTTTCTTAGGTCCTTCTTCATATGATACTACTGTTTGACCTCTAGCCATTACTCATGCTCACAGACTGAACAGGTACAATATGATACTTGACAAGAGCCACCATTAGAACAATGACACCCATGTCCGCAGTTTGTACATTCCATTATTTCTTTCCTTTTTTCTTTTTAGTTGTTTTCTTTTTCTTCTTAATTTTGGGTTCAGATTTCTTTGTTTTCTTTTCTTTTATACCCCAAATACCATTCCACATGTCTATAATTTTCATAATTTCTCCATATTATATGCGAACAAAACATGAACAAAATTGGTCAATATTGTCGCACCCTTAAAAAACCCTTATTTATCAAGGGGTTAGGTAATAAAATATTACCATTTTTTTATATTTTTTTTTAGTAAAACCCTTGACTATCAAAGGAATACCGTGTAAGATATATTTATATTATGAAAAAAGGAAACATTATGAAAATCAATATGACACTAGAAGAAATATACACACAGTTTAAACTTGCGAAAACACCGCAAGAAAAAATTAAACTTTTAAAATTTGTGAGAGATACATCTTTCCCAAATACTTACAAGATTAACTTTGATAATGTTATCAAACAATTAGAGTTACAAATTAATTAATCGAAAGGAAACTATATTATGAAATATAACGATCTAATGCAAGTTGTCAATGCAGTTAAAAGTATGAGTGAAAACGAAATCAGTTTAATCATTGACGCAATCAAACAAAACCGTAAGAGAACTTCTGTTCTTTCTTCTACTCAATTTTCTGTTGGTCAGAAAGTTATGTTTGGTAAACCTAGAAATGGTTTAAAAAAAGTAGGTGTTATCGAAAAGATGAATCCTACAAAAGCAATTATCTCTGTCTATGATAATTTATCAAAAAGAACTAATAAATGGAGAGTGCCTTACTCTCTAATGAAAGGAATTGCTTAATGATTAAAGTAGAACCTGCACAGAATATCGAAGACGGTATCTGGAATATGATTCATGCGTGTAATGAAGATTATGCGAGAGATATAACCAATAAAAATATGATTGACGAATTTGAAAATTCTTGGAAGATTCTAAAAGGTCAAAAGTATATTAAGGTTGTTGCAAAAAATTCTGTTCATTCTTTTATAGTGAAAGAAGATATGTTTACACCAGGTGGACAACCTAAGTTTAAGAAAGGTGATGTTCTTAAAGCTGCGTCTTGGAGTAAACCGGCAATGAATCAAGCAAGGGGTAATGTGCTTGAAGGTAATTATCCTGTGCAATGGACTGGTCCACTATATTTAAGATAAACGAAAGGAAACTATATTATGTTAATTAAGATTGGCGACAAGGTTGCTGTTAATGATAGATCACTTCTAGGTAGAGAAGGTACAATTACAAATATCTCTATTGGTCTTACTACATCAGATCCTGCTGGTGAATCAGGTATCAGTTTAGATCAATACGATACTGAAATGAATTATCTAGGTTCAATTAGTTATGAAACTGATAGTGGTGAAAACTATTGGG